ACATGTAAGGATAGAAATTATGATGAATGACCAAGACGCTCTGGAATACGAGGTTGGTGAAGGCGAAAAGGCCACAACCGTAACGGTGGAAGAACCGGAACAGGAAGAAAGTTCCGTTGTACACGAACACGAAGAACAAACGGAGCACGGCAGTGAACTTGACCGTGTTTCTGAACAGGTGCAAAAGCGCATTGACAAGCTGACCGCCCGTATGCGGGAGGCGCAACGTCGTGAGCAGGCGGCACTGGAATATGCAAAGGGTCTGCAAGAACAGACCAATCGCCTACAGGTTAGCCTTGCTACGGTAGACGACGTTCGTGTCAACGAAAGTAGCAGCCGTATTAATAGCCAACTGCTTACTCTCAAGCAGATTATCAAGAAGGCTCGTGAAGAGGGCGACGTTGACACCGAAACGGATGCTCAGGAGCGAATGGCTTCACTACTGTATGAGCAGCAGCAACTTGCTGGCTATGCCGCGCAAAAACAATATGTACAGCCTGCCCAGCAGTATGTACAGCAGCCGGTTCAACAACCTGTCCAACAGGTTAAAAAGCCCAGCGTAAAGGCTGAAATGTGGGCAGAAAAGAACCCGTGGTTTGGTGATGACCGGGTCATGACGTATGCTGCTTGGGGCATTCATCAAAAACTTGTTGAAGAAGAAGGGTTTGACCCGGAATCAGATGAGTATTATGATGAGCTGGATTCTCGAATCAGGGGTGAATTCCCTGCGCGATTTAATTCGCAACAGAACAGGAAGCCGAGGAACGTGCAGTCGGTTGCGCCTGCTACCCGGAGTTCCGGGGTTACACAAGGTAGTGCACGCAGAACGGTGAAACTTTCACCGAGTCAAGTTGCAATTGCTCGAAAGTTGGGTGTTCCGCTTGAGGAATACGCCAAATACGTCAAGGAGTAATCATGGTTGAGGAAAAAATCGAAGTGAATCGTGCCACTCGCAACGCGGACAGCCGCGAAAAACAAGCACGTCGTAGGCCATGGGCTCCGCCTTCCCGTCTTGATGCCCCTCCGGCACCGGACGGTTACAAGCATCGCTGGATTCGCGCCGAGGTTAACGGCTTTGAAGACAAGCAGAATGTTTATGGTCGCCTTCGTGAGGGGTTTGAACTTGTTCGTCAAGACGAACTCCCTGAAGAATACCGTGGCATGCTGCCTTGCATCGAAGACGGCAAACATGCAGGCGTTGTCTCCGTTGGCGGCTTGCTTTTGGCTCGTATCCCTGTCGAGACGGTTGAAGAGCGTAATGCTTACTTTGCCCGCAAGGCACGTGAACAACTTGAAGCAGTTGATAATGAGATGATGCGAGAGAACGCTCATTCGTCCATGCGTATTCAATCGCCTGAACGTAGTTCTCGCACCACTTTCAAGGGTCCTCAGGGATGAGGTCCCACAACCCCTTAAACTTTGGAGATACAAATGGCTAATACCAACAAAGCCTTTGGTTTCCGCCCGGTGGGTAAGGCAGGTTCTGGCTATGATGGCCAAGGCCTGACCGGCTACCCGATTGAGGCCAACTACAATACGGCTATCTATCAGGGCGATTCCGTCACTCTTTCCGGCGGCTACTTGAACGTAGCTACTGCTGGTCCTCTGCTTGGTGTTTTCATGGGTTGCTCGTATACCGACCCGACCACCAAAAAGCCGACTTGGAAGAACTACTACCCGGCCAACACGAACGCATCGGACATCGTTGCGCTCATCGTTGATGACCCGAACGCTCAGTTCGTGGTTCAGTGCTCGGGCACCGCTGCCGTTTCCTGTCGTGGTCGTAACGCCACCATCGTCACCAGCACTTCTGGTAACGCGACTACCGGCGTTTCGGGCCAACAAGTTAGCGCCCCGGTTACCGGTAACGCCACGCATGCGTGGAAGGTTATTGGTGTTTACGAAGCTGATGGTAATGATGATGTTACCGCGGCTTATGCTGACCTTATCGTCGTGCCGAACAATCATCTGTTCAAAGGCTCGACGGGCACTGCGGGGGTCTAATCATGGCTATTACTCGTGCACAACTAGTCAGGGAACTGGAGCCGGGCCTTAACGCCCTCTTCGGTATGGAATACAACCGTTACGAGAACGAGCATGCCGAGATTTTCGCAACTGAAAGCTCGGACCGTGCGTTTGAAGAAGAAGTCATGCTGACCGGCTTCGGTGCCGCTCCGACCAAGTCGGAAGGTGCTGGCGTGTCGTATGACGCGGCCCAAGAGTCGTTCACCGCTCGTTACACCCACGAGACGGTGGCTCTGGCGTTCGCGCTGACTGAAGAAGCCATTGAGGACAACCTCTATGACCGTCTTTCGTCGCGTTACACCAAGGCTCTGGCCCGTTCGATGGCCCACACCAAGCAAGTCAAGGCTGCTTCGGTGCTGAACAACGCTTTCTCCGCTGGCGTTTACGCTGGTGGCGACGGTGTTGCTCTCTGCGCCACCGACCACCCGACTGCTCTGGGCCCGAACTTCTCGAACGAACCGGCCACCTCGGCTGACTTGAACGAGACCTCGCTTGAGCAAGGCATCATCGACATCGCTGCTTTCACTGACGAACGTGGCCTGAAGGTTGCCGTCATTGCCCGTAAGCTGGTGGTTCCGAAGGAACTTCAATTCACGGCTGAGCGCCTGATGAAGTCTACCCTCCGCACCGCTACTGCTGACAACGATGTCAACGCTATCAAGTCGATGGGTCTGATTCCGGAAGGTTACGTGGTTAACCACTACCTGACCGAAACGGAAGCTTGGTTCCTGCTGACGGATGCTCCGAACGGCCTGAAGATGTTCCAGCGTTCCAACATCAAGACCGCTTTTGAAGGCGATTTTGATACCGGCAACGTCCGCTATAAGGCTCGTGAGCGTTACAGCTTCGGCTGGTCGGACCCGCGTGGTATTTACGGTTCGCCGGGTGCTGCTTGATTCTTAACTGAATCAGTGGGGAAGGGGGCTTCGGCCCCCTTTTTCATTTGTTCTTCGTCGTAATGATGGATTCGGTGGCAGTTTGCACACAGAACAATGCACTTCTCATGTACTTCTTTGTATGCCGCCGTATACCTACGATTCTTAATTAGGTTGTTTACGTGCTGTTTTTCAGGGTCATCTTTCTTGATGTGGTGAAAATCAATCACCGCAGGGTGGGACATCCCGCAGGTAGAACAGGAAAGAGAAGCCTTATAGTCTGTCCACTGTTTTTTATACTTTTCCTGAACAATCTTGTTTCTCTCTATGCATTTAGACCTGTTCTTCTGGTAGTACTTCCTGCCATAGTTTTCGTAGCGCGTAGCCATGTGGAATCCATCTAGCTTGACCCGCAAAAGGTAATCTGGTACAAATCATTTGTCTAGGATTTTAAACCGTATCGACTGGCCTAGCAGACCTTGTAGAGACGATACGGTGAGTGCTACAACACGAGGATTATCATGGCACGTACAACTTTCTCTGGCCCGGTAAAGTCGAACAACGGCTTCGAGGGCAACATCACTGGCAATATCACTGGCAACGTAACTGCTACTACTGTTAGTGCTACTGGCGCTATCACTTCTACGGGTACCGGTGGTATTGGTTATGCAACCGGCGCAGGCGGTGCTGTAACTCAAGGCACAAGCCGTACTACTGGCGTGACGCTTAACAAGCGTTGTGGTGCTATCACCATGTTCACCGCCGCTGGTTCTGCCACTGCCGCTAGTTTTATTGTCACCAACAGCACTGTTAGTGCTAACGACGTAATTATTTTGAACCAAGCATCCGGTACTAATTTGTACGTTTTGCTTGTTACTGCCGTGTCTGCTGGTAGCTTCACCGTTACTTTCTACACCACGGGCGGAACCACTTCTGATGCTCCGGTGATTAACTTTGCTGTGATTGATGGCGTTGCAGCCTAATAGGGGTGCGTCATGACGATGCAAACTGATGTTAAGTCGGCGCACCTAAGTGCTGCTGGGTCTTTATATGATGGCCCTACTCGGTTGAAGGGTTTGATTATTTGCCCAGCCGCGACCACTGCTTGCACCGTGCGAATCAGGGATGGTGGTTCTTCCGGTCCAATTTTGTTAGAGATTGATGTTGCTAGTAACTCAAACCCAAACACCTACACCTTTGATGTTCCGGGTGAAGGTATTAAGTTTAGTACCAGTATGTATCTATCTCTTACCGCATCAATCACAGGCGTGACGGTGTTCTATGGCTAAGTCTCCGGCATGGCAACGTAAAGAAGGCAAAAACCCCAAAGGCGGGTTGAACGCCAAGGGCCGTGCTTCTTATAACGCTGCTAATCCGGGCAAACCGGGGCTGAAAGCTCCGCAGCCTGAAGGTGGTTCGCGCCGTGATTCTTTTTGCGCCAGAATGAAGGGCATGAAAAAGAAGTTGACCAGCGCCAAAACTGCGAATGACCCCAACTCGCGTATCAACAAAAGCCTGCGGGCATGGAATTGTTAAAATGAATGAACATCACGAAACCATTAAACAGGCGGTTGATGCGGCTTCCGTAATTACAGTAGTTGGAACGCTAATGAATGCGCTACCGGCCATTGCTGCCGCCTTTTCAATCGTATGGTCTGTTATTCGTATCTACGAAACCAAGACTGTTCAAGATTGGATTGAGACTTGGAAGGAATATAAAAATGCCAAGCGTAAGTAAAAAACAGCACAACTTTATGGCAGCTATAGCTAACAACCCTAAGTTTGCCAAAAAAGTCGGGATTCCCCAAAGTGTTGGGGAAGAATTTACAAAGGCCGATAAGGGCAAACAATTTAAACGAGGTGGTGAAATGGCTGAATCGAAGAAGATGGTTAAGAAGGAAGTGTCCTTTATGAAGGCTAAGGGCGCGCCGAAGTCGATGGTCAAGCATGAGATGGCCGAAGCCGGTATGAAGAAGGGCGGCGCCTGTAAGAAGATGGTTCGCGGCGGTGGCGTTGAAATCAAGGGCAAAACTAAGGGTAAGAACCTTGGTGATTCGGGTCCGAACGTTGGTATTCAAAGCGGCGCTAAAGGTATGAAGCGCGGCGGTAAGTGCTAAGGAGACGGAAATGGCAACCATGAAAAAAGACATTCCCGAGGCCAAAGATGTAACGGAACCTGTTCCGGGTATGCTTGACCCCATTTCGCAAGCCAAGAAGGATGCGAAAGATTCTGCCGCCAAGAAGGCTAAAGAAAAGCAAGAAGACCCCTACATGAAGGCGCATGACGAAGCAACCCGCTTTAAGAAGGGTGGCTGCGTAAAGATGGCAATGGGTGGCACCGCTTCTAGCCGTGCTGACGGTTGCGCTCAACGCGGTAAAACTAAAGGTAAGGTGGTGTAATCATGGCCCGGTTTATTGACACTCTTATGCAGCGCGGTCAATCCATGCAGGAGTCGCTTGACCGTCAGTTGGAAGAACGTCGCATTCAACGTGAAGCCGAAGCTGCAAAAATCAAAGCCAAGCGTGATGCCGAGTTGGCAAATAGCCGCACTTATCGCGATTGGGCAAGTGGTAAAAAGCCGGGGGCTGAATTGATTGATGGCA